CGTAGTCGCCTGAGCTGCCTATCTTCGCGTAGTCGCCTGAGCTGCCTATCTTCGCGTAGTCGCCTGAGCTGCCTATCTTCGCGAAGCTGCCTGAGCTGCCTATCTTCGCGGAGTAGCCTGAGCTGCCTATCTGCGCGTAGTAGCCTGAGCTGCCTATCTTCGCGGAGTAGCCTGAGCTGCCTATCTGCGCGTAGTAGCCTGAGCTGCCTATCTGCGCGTAGTAGCCTGAGCTGCCTATCTTCGCGAAGCTGCCTGAGCTGCCTATCTGCGCGTAGTCGCCTGAGCTGCCTATCTTCGCGGAGCTGCCTGAGCTGCCTATCTGCGCGGAGTCGCCTGAGCTGCCTATCTTCGCGGAGTCGCCCGTTTCGACCTTATCACTCGGCATATTTTTTATCGTTTTCTCGTACACGAAATCTATACAGGCTTTGACAAAACCGGCAAAACCAAGCTTTACGCCGATTTTGATAGTGCTTGTGGCGAATTTTCGCCCATCATTGGTAACAGGCTCGTCGATAGCTTCTACGGTCGTAAATTCGCTGAACTTGCCATCTTCGCGCACCAGCGGGTAATGATTCAGCACATCAAACGGATTAACGCAGTAGTGCGTAACCCCGCCGACGCATACGCCGTGCCCGTTTTTCTTGTAGGTTTTGCCTTCTTCGTACTGATACCCCCTGCACACAAGGCCGGGCTCATAGGCTTTGTAGCCGTGTTTGTTGTCTGTCATGGTTGTTCCCCTTTCACTTTTGCGTAGATCGCTTTTAAGTTTTCAAGCTCGTCACTGCTGACGTTCTCGCGGTGTTGCTCAACGCCTAGTCGCTGCTGTTCGTGTTCTTTCAGCGGATAGACATCCTGCCAGCACTTAACGATGCTTTGTTCAAGCACCGATTTCCACTGCTCCGGTGGAAATTCGTTTTTAAGCTTTGTCACTAAAAGCTGCTTTGCCCTGTCAGTCATGGGCTTTCTGATGCTTTTGCGCATTTTCTCGAAGTCTTTCAAAACGGCCAATAAATCGCCATCACCGGCCGCGAAAGCGGCAAATGCGTCAGCATCGCGCGTGCGCGCGCTTTTGTCTTTGTCTTTGTCGATTGTCTTATTGTCTTTGTCGATTGTCTTATTGTCTTTGTCTTGTGGGCATTTGCTTGCACTTGCTGCATTTGCTTGCAAATGCTCTTTTTGTTCGCAAGTGCTCCTTTTGCTTGCACTTGCTGCATCACGCCGCTTTTGAGACAACTCATCCTTTGATAAAACATCTCTATCAATCTGCGCCCTCATCATGGGGAATAAGAATCGTTCGTTCCCGTTGAGCTGCGGAACTTTGCCCGACCTTGCATAGGTTAACAAGGAAGTGAAAAGTCTCCCCCTCTCAGCGTCACCGAGCGGCTCTATCGCATCGAGATAATCAACAAAGACCTTGATATAAGTTATCTCGGCCATAGCTCACCCTAAAACTGTGTATACCATGCCTGACTTGCTTATAATCTTGTTCCCTCTCGCAAGCGAATTTGATACATATGACGGATTTCTACCAATAGATCTTGATGCAGCCGCCATAGACGGGAACAATGTCTCATTGCCATCGTCAGAAATTAGCTTTACTGGTTTTTGCATATTTTTGTACAGCCCAGTTAATATGCCATGTTTAATGTTGTCGACAAGTGTTACCCATTCCAGATTAGATGCGGTGTTGTTTTTAAAATTTCCGTCGATGTGGTTAACTGTCATATCCGGGCAGTAACCATCGCACCATGTCATTGCAACGAGCCGAGCAACAAGATAATCTTTTTTCTTGCCGTCTTTCCATAGCGAAACTCTAAAGTCACCGCGCCCCCCATTTTTTTGCGTCTTTGGCTTTAAAACGCGAGATTTCCAAAGCCGTTTCGCATATTTCGCATTGGAAGTTACCTTGTTTGGTGCGCTTCGTATATTTCCAAGGTCAGAAGCTTGATATATTCCACTATAACCAGGTATGTCTTTCCATGTTTCCATATTTCCACCTCGTCAGAACGGAAGCGAATCTTCACCATCGTCCGGCAGCTCTTCAAAGTCTGCTGCGGATATATCGGGCGAGGGTACGGATACAGCGCGGCGGCTCTCACCGAAATAGACATGCTCTGCAACGACCTTTGCGGTAACTCTCCGTTTGCCGTCGTTGTCCTGCCATTCGTCCATTGCAAGCCTGCCCTGCACAACTATCATGCTGCCGGTCTCGAAGTATTTGCCGACGAAGTCAGCCGTTGAGCGCCATGCCTCGCAGTTTATGAAATCCGTCTTGGGCTTGCCGCCCTCGCTTCCGGCATAGTCGCGCTGACAGGCGACCGTGAATGACGCAACCGGGATGTTAGTCCGCGTGTATCGCGTTTCGGGCGTCCTCGTCAGTCTGCCCATGATGGTTATCTGATTAAGCATTGTTTCTCCTTTCAAATCCATGATTTGCCGAACACTTCCATGAACTTTTCGTGTCCGTATAGTTTTTCAAATCGTTCCTGGCACTCACGTTTTAAGCGCAAATCAAAATCGCGGTTTCGGTGTACGCTGTATTCTGCGCCGGTGTGCCAGTCCCAGCGCAGCCACACCCAGCAGCCCCATTTGTCGGCGGCTTGCCTGCGTCCTCCGCCGTATACATGGTGCCGGTTTAGACCCTGTGTGTCGCCGGTGATGTAGCATTCCCGGCGGCTCTGCATGATGCTATCTGCCATCCCACGCCTCCAAAAGCGCCTCGATCTCGTCCTGCGGCCTTGTCTCAATGTCCAGTGCCCGGCAATCCTGTATCAGGTTGTCGATAAGCATTGACATCTGCCGTGTGTCGAAGTCTGAGCTGCCCATGTGGAAAAACATATTTGAATAGCCCGTGTATGCCGGTTCTTTTTCCGCCTTGCGCCCGATGTGCCCTTTCTGCCAGTCGGTCATGGCCGCATCGGTGTACTCGTCGGGTATCAGTGCTATGTAATACAGCGTCGGGATATCCAGCAGCGCATTTCGGTAAACTTCTTCCGGGCTTATCCGCGTGGCAAGCGATATGTCGTTTATCAGTTTCCATGCATAGGCGTTAGCATCCAGACTGCGCTTTTTGCGCGTTTTCTTGATATCGTACTCGCCCGGCTTGAAGCTGTAGCAGAAGCGCCGCGCCTCGTCTCGGGAAACCGTGAGTCTTATCCCATCCGGCGTAAGCTCCGCTTTACTGATCTGCATTTTTTTCAGCCTCTACGCATTTATCGCAAAGCACCTTGCCGAATTTCTTTTTCGTGCCCTCGCTCCACTTGCGGAGGGATATAGGCTTGCCGTCAGCGCCGAAATAGATAGTCAGCGGATGATTGCACTTTTCGCAGCGGTAAACTAAATCCTCTTTCGGCTTTGCAGGCTGCTCGACCGGCGGCTTTTTCTCGATCTTCGGCTTGTCGTTGTATTTCGTTTCGTCTCTGCTGAAATAAATGTCTGCGCCGATGCCCAGCGCCTTGGCCGCAACGCTTATCGCGTCGGTTAGGCTCATCTTGTAGCACTCATCCGACATATACGCCCCGTTGCGTTCCTGCGCCACAAAGCTTGCGCCGCCAGTGCCGGGGATACCGTGGCTTTCCACGCCGGTCTCGGGGTCTACGTAGTAAAGTTTGATATCGACGAATGCCGCCGTCTGCTTGCTTATCGGGTCATGCTCAAGGCGTTTGTCGGTGATCTCGTACCACCAGCCGACACCGGCAGGTCCGAACATCTCCGTCAGCATCTTGATTCGCCACATCGGGTTGATGTCGCTCATGCCCTTCAAGCGCCCGGCGGTTATCGGCTTTAGCGCACTGTCGGGGACGCTGCGCCCCATGTTGTAGTATTTAAGGTTGTCCATCTTCTCACCTCACGCTCATGTTCACGCGCTCGACCAGCTTACAGCCGGGTATCTCCTGACCGGCTTTGAGCGCCGCTGTAATGGATAGCTTATCCGGTGCAATTACCACCTTTTTTCGCATATACTTCTTAGGGCAAAGGCTCTCGTCAACTTCGACTGCCGTGCTGGGGCGCCACGATACCGCCACTTTCGCGGTCTGGAACTTCTCGCCGCCCAGCGCGTCGGAAGCGTCAGCCTTGAGCCTGTCCGCACGTTTCTCAAGCGCGGCCTGACGTGCCTTGAGCACCTTGATTTCCTCCGCAATCGCTGCCGCGTCGCTTACGCAGTTTTTGTAAAGCAGCAGCGTGTTTTCAATGATCTCCTCGCGGCTTATACTAAGCTCCGCATACCTTGCCGCGAACGCTTCGGGGTCTGTAAGCTCCCCCGTCTCAGGGTCTACAAACTCGTCGTAGAGCTTGTAGATCGCGTTATCTACCCAATAAAGGTTCATTTATTGTTTCTCCTTTGATACTTGATATTTGCAATTTTTCGTGATATTCTTTTTGAAAAAAGGATGTGTTTATATGCGTACATGCCCGCGTTGCGATAACCCCTGCTGTAACGATAGCGATTATTATTGTTTCAATTGTGGTATGCCTTTGCAAAACCATTGCAGAGACGAAAACTGTTATTATAACTCTGAGGACGAGCTACCGCCTGAGGCCTGCTACTGCCCACAGTGTGGCAGCGAAACAACTTACTTAATAGAAAAATTCATATCTCCCGCTTCATTCGACTGAATCAGCTTTCCGCATTTCGGGCAAAAGTGCCACCTTTTGCTCACATCCCGACCGCATGTGCATTGCATGCGGTCTTCTTCTTTTATCCGCTTATCAGCAGTCATCGTTATTCCTCCTTATTTAAATGTGTATCTCCCGCGCCTCTTCGCGCACTCGGCCTCCGCAGTATCGGCAAACCACACAAGCGCCGATACAATGCCGCCTATCGTAAATACGATGCCCATGACGGCCACGCAAAACCAAACCAGTATCATTGTCCTTTCCCCTTTCCGCACTTGCCCACAAGTGCCCTCAGCTCGTCTATCGGGATATCCAACGCCCTTGACAGCGCCTTGACCTCTCCGATTTTCCACGCGTCCGACGTTCCGCCCATCATCGAGCGGTAACGCCCTACGCTTATGCCCATTTTGGCGGCAAGCTTGACCTCGCTCAGCTGCAACGCGCCTTTTCTACCGAGCACGAGCTCTTTCAGAGGGTCGCGAGCGACCTTGTCAAACCTTGTTCTTGGCACGGATTACTCCTCCTTTAACAGCTCGTCTACGGTGCAGCCGTAGACTTTCGCAATTTCCGGCAGTTTTGCTGCTCTTGGCAGCCACTTGCCTTTTTCCCATCCGACAATAGCGGTATGGTCATAGCCGAGCTTTTTTGCAGCTTCGTCGAGCGTAAGCCCTGCCGCCAGTCTTGCTTTTTTAAAGTTCACTCATTCTGCCTCCTTTCTGTTGCAATTGCTTACATTTCGTGATACCCTCCTATAAAAAGGAGGTAAGCTAATGCTTAATGACATCCAGTACAAAATACTTGCTCACTTACAGCCCGTAACATCTGCCAGCCCTAAAGAGCTGTTTGACGCTTTTCCCGCCAAGCAATGCCTCTCAGTTGATGCAGAACTGCACGAACTGTGTGACGAGCTGTCTTTCATCAGCTTTTCGGGCTCGAGCTACCGCATTACTAAAGCCGGAAAGCACGCTTTAAGCGACCACGCTACCATGCTCCGCAGGGAAAAAGCTGCGAGAGTACATGATTACCTCATTGCTTCCTACGGCATTGTCGGTGGTTTGCTCTCGGGTTTTGGCGGTTCGTTGATTATCCTTTGGTTACAAGGATTACTGTAACAACCGATGCGAGAATTGCTGCGATTTGCGTTAACAGGAACACCAGTATCCTGAACGCTCTGCGGTTCTTCACTTTTCTCCCTCCTTTCTTGCTTTTTGTGAGATTTAATATTGACAAAACGGAAACAATAAGTTATTATGAATGTGCCACCAATCAAATATTTATTGCCGTTCTGTCTCACTTTCGATAGAGCGCGTCTCACTGTTTCAAAGTATATCTAACTTTTAATCAGATTTCAAGCGTTTTTCTGATTTTCCGTGAGAAAAGGCATCTTGCACAAAAAGTGGGGGGTGTATTTTGTGTTTTATGACAACTTTATGCTGCTGTGTGAAAAAAATCAGATTAGGCCGTACACCGCATTAAAAAATATAGGTATCGAAAGTAACTCTATATTGAGCCGTTGGAGAGCTGGTGCTACGCCCCGCTCCACGACTGTTAAAATGATTGCCGATTATTTCGGGGTAGCTCCCGAAGAGCTGCTTTTCGGCATAAAAAAAGAGCCCTCCATCCCGACGGATGAAGAGCTCGATAAAAACGATGCTATGTGGTCAGCTTATGACGGTGTGCTTGAAAGCACAAACGGACTGTCATTGCATGACACTAATATTATTTTAAAAATGCTTAAAGACGGTGGGCAGGGCATGACCTATGATGAGCTGCTTGCCTTTGCCTCTGCGCTTAGCAAACTTCCTCCTGAGCGTCGCCAGCACCTTCTTCAATCCGCTGATATGCTTCGGCAAGACAAGTCAGAGCCCTGATCAGGCTGCCGGTGCCGTGCTCCGCAAGATCCATGAGCTTTTCCTTTTCCCACTCGCTGAACATGGGGAAGTTATGATCCAGCTCATAGCGGAACATTTCCAGTTCGTCAGCGGTCAGCATCTTTGTACCTCTTTTCCGTGGCTTGGCAGCCTTCCAAAAAGCCTTTCCAATGTATTAATTGCTTTTCCTCCATTACGCATATGTAGGCCGTCAGTTTGGTTTCGATTGCCCTGCGCTCCGGGTCTCCGGCTAAATCCTTGAACCGGGTTTTAACGCGCTCAAGAAAGCCTGCTTGCTTTTTTGTCGCATCCGCAGTGAGGCGGTTGAAAGCTTCTTTTTCTTCCGCAAATGCCGGGAAGTACCCAAGCATCTCGCACAGTACCCTCATTTGTTCATCAGTTAACATTTTTATTCCTCTCTCTCATGTATTTGTTTAGGGAGTTGATTTTATGAAAAAACGTCTTATTTGTTTGCTGCTTGCTTTGTGCATGGTGTTTTCGCTTTGCGCTTGTGCCAAGGACAGCGCCGAAACTGTGCCCGGCGACAATAGAACTGTGTATGTCAGTCAAAGCGGCGGCAAAATACATCGTTACAATGATTGCAGCGGCATGAAATACTATGATGTCATGACCTACAGTGAAGCTATAGACAAGGGCTTTACCGTTTGCGAAAAGTGCTTTGGCTGATTTACTTTGTGCAAACTGTGCAGTTTCCGTCTCCCGTTTCAGACAAACTGCCGAAAATGTAAATATTTATACCTTTTTTGGCGTAATAGTGCTATTATATGTATAAGCAGTTGAGATATGCCTATTCGTATATTTGGATAGGATATAGTAGAATTGTTATTTATCTTATTTAGATAATAACGCATTTGCATACAAAATGCAAGCCTTATTATGGAGAAATGCGCATGGATAAAAAAACGGGTATTGTGATAGCAATTATCTTGCTCTGTTTATTATTGCCGGGTTCCTGTAATAACGATAGCGAAAAAGAGCTTCCAGTCGAATCTTATTATGGGCACGATATGACATATGAGAAAGCATACTCGTTAGGGTACTATGTTGGTTATTTAGCCTATGAGCATGACGAGCCATACAATAGTGATTACGAAAAATATCCCTTTGGTTGGAGTTTGGAAGACTATGACGGTGTTGGAATACAATCATTTTTGGACGGAATGAACAACGGATACAAAACCGGGTTTAAAGCAGGTTTCAATAAAGGATGGGAGCATTGCGCTACCGGCAAGCCATACCTCGATAACATGGGGGAAAGCTATCCTTGATTTTTCATGACCCCGGCAGTCTGTGACCGTCGTCAAACAGCCTCAGAAGCTCCTGTATGCGCTCGTCGCTGGCCTCGGTTATTATTATAATGGTTTTGTTTCTCGCAAGCCACTTAGCCCTTAGGGGTTCGGGCGTAGTTTTTTTCGTGTTGTTTCTCATTGCTGCACCTCTTTAATTTAATCCATCCTGCCGCTGCGCCAACAGGGCAGGACATTTTTTCACACAGCGTTTGTAAAATATTGCTTGCTGTACTTATAGCGTAGTGCCTGTATTGACAAATGTCTATACAGAAATAACCGAAACTTTAAAGAAACAACCGAAATCGATTTCGGGAATTACCCGAAATTTTCGTGTTTTCGCCGAATTCATCGTGTATTTCAATAATTTCTCGTGTATTTCAAAAAATTTTAATAGGGGAGATGCAATGTGTCAAAAATGGAGGACATGCAATCTTACTTTGACGAGTACCCTGAGGCACTGCGAAAAGCGAGAGCTTCAAGCAGTCTTACGCTGGCAGAGCTGGCAAGGATAAGCGGCGTTCCTTACAACAGCATTTGCTCCGTCAACTCCGGCGCTACGAAGCAGCCGCTGCTTTATTACTCTGCGGCAACCTGTAAAGCCCTCGGTCTGTCGCTCGATGAGCTGATGGGCTTACGCGCGCCGGAAGTGCCTACAGGCGAACAACAGCAGCAAGTATACGAGCTTGAGCATGAAAACGGCATATTAAAAAGCACCGTCGAGCATTATAAGGCTCTCGGTGCTGTGTATAAGCCGCTGATGTTTGGCCTGATCGGCGTTTGCGCTCTGCTGCTGTGTGCAACGATAGGTTATATCTTTTTAGACATTCGCATGACGCGAGCTGGCTTGTTTCAGTCTGCCGGAATGTCTGCGCTTGCCGTCCTGCTGGCTGTCGTGGTTATCGCAGCAATAGCGTTAATGGCCTACACAGCTAAGATGATTATCAAAAACGCAAAAAGCCCGCGGGATTAACCGTGGGCGTTATTCGCTTTAAATTTTATTATGGCGAATATCCAAAGGGGGAAAGCGAATAATGAAGTGCCGAAATTGCAAAGCCGAATTGCCCGATGAGCTGCATTTTACGTTCTGCGGCTACTGCGGTGAGCGCCTTGTCCGCGAGCGCAAGAAGAAAGACGAGATAAAAATACCCACGCCGCGTAAGCGTGGGCAGAAGTGGTATGTTGACCTCCGGCGCGAGGGTGTGACCGTCATTGAGGACACCGAAGCCGAAGCCAAGGCCAAGGCGATTGCTATAAGAGCCGGGTTTGTTAAGACCCAAAAGAAAACGGATTTGACACTTGCCGAAGCAATAGATAATTATATTGATAATCGCCGGAACGTTCTGTCGCCGTCAACCCTTGCCGGTTATGGCTCTGTGAAGAAAAACCGCTTTAAGGCCGTAATGGCAAAGCCGCTGTCTGATATAAAGGACTGGCAAGCGGTGATTAACGCAGAAGCGCTTGTATGTGCCCCTAAGACGCTTAAGAACGCATGGGGGCTTGTGTCACCGGCTATTAAATCCGCCGGTGTGGAGTTGCCCAGACTTACCCTGCCGCAAATTGTGCCTAAAGACCCCGTTTTTCTTACCCCGGAGCAGATACATGTCTTTATCGCAGCCGTCAAGGGAACGCCTGTCGAGATAGCCGCACTACTCGGCTTGCATTCGCTCAGGCGCTCAGAGATCGCCGCGCTTGATTGGTCAAATGTTGATTTGGATAAGCGCACTATAAAAGTTTCCGGCGCAGTAGTCCCGGGAGAAAATTGGACACTTGTTGAAAAGCCGTCAAACAAAAACGCCACATCGACCCGAACAATACCTATTATGATACCGGAGCTTTATGAGGCTTTGACGGCTGTTAAAAGTAAGCACGGTAAGGTCGTAACATGCTACATTTCCACAGTGTATGATTGGGTCAATAATATTTGCGCTGCTAATGGTTTGCCGAAGCTTGGAGTTCACGGCTTGCGTCATTCTTTCGCTTCATTAGCCTACCATGTTAGTATGAGCGAACAGGCTGCAATGCAAATAGGCGGCTGGTCAGACTACGCGACAATGCGTAAAATTTACACGCATTTGTCTGCGCAGGACATAGGCCACGCAGAAAACGCAATGCGCGATTTTTACGACAATTTACCCAAGCAAGATTGATAGTTTACGCCAAAATTTACGACAGCATCGAAAAAGCACAGTATTATCAATGTCTTTTCGCTCTGCCGCAAAGGTTCGAATCCCTTACGGCGTGCCAAAAAGAGAAAATCCCGAAGTTTTAACGACTTCGGGATTTTCTTTGTTTATCAATGGTTTGCGGCGTTTTTGTGCCGTACATTTTTCAACGTAATTATACAAAAATTAACGTAGATATACACGTTTTAACTTGCAATTTTACGTCAAAATTTACGACAACTTTGTTATGCGTTTTTGAGGATGCTTATAGCTTTCTTTATCGCCATGTGCTCGCTCTCGCCGCCTGCGGTTTTGAGCATATCCTCGAGCTTTGCGATAGCGTGCTCGTTTTCGTCGGCGCGGCTGTAATGTCTGCGGCTATAGTCATCATCCCGGCTATAGCGCCCCATGCTGTCGCGCTTGTAGCTGTTGCCTCGCATAAAGCCTTCTGCATCCCATTCGCTTCTACGGCTGTATCCGTCGCTCATGCAGATCTTGTCGATGTTCTTTATGCTGTGCACAAGCTTGTCGATAATGTCAAGCGCGCCGACGTTTAATTCGCCCTGCTCTGCAATACTGTCAAGTTCCTCACAAAGCATGTCGCGCAGTCTTTCAAGTGTTTTCATACTCATGTTATTGCTCCTTTCACGCTATTCTGTCAACTATAAGATTTGCATTCGCAAAGTTGACTGCCTGACTGCTCGTGTTCTCTGCTGCTACAGTGAGGCAGCAGTCGCGCGGTACGTTTACATTTGCGGCAACGTAGATATTAAAATAATTCTCAACTGCAGCCGGTGTTATCGTTGCCGTCGCACTGGTGAGCGGTTCGCCGTTTATCGCTAAAGCGGCTGTGATAGCCTCCACAGTGCCGCCGGCAGGTATGGCTATATTCGCGCCAAAGGCAACACGATAACGCGCTCTGCACTGGTTTGTGAGGCCTCTGAGCGTAACAATGCCTGCGCCCTCGCGGTGCACTATGCTGCAATTACCGGCTACCGCAGTCTCGGTGAGAGGTACGTTCTGCCCGGCTGCAACAGTTACAATACTCGAGTTCGTAAATTCAGCCATCGTTTTCGCTCTCCTTTCCAGCCATACCAAAAGGTATCGACAGCGACATGGTTTTTATCATGTTTGCATAGTAATCGCCATTTTCCATTTCGTTGACAGTCTTGATGATACACGCGAAAGTGTTAAGCTCGCTTACATCGAGCGTGTCAAGGTCTACATCTATAAGATAGTCAATGAATTTTGCTTTGAGTTCTTTGCAAGTTGCCATATAATCAGTCCTTTCATAAAAAATGCGGTGAGGCTATGCGCCCCACCGCTTATCGTTAGTATCGGTAAAGGCCGACCATTTTCGTAAGATCACGAAAAAGCTAAACTATGAGATTTGTTATGCGCAGCTACCGCATGCCCCATAGGGTGCAGACGAAGCCCAAGGGTTACATGTAATGTAAGCCGGAGTCGGGCAAGGCCGCAGCTGAGACACGAGGTAATTATTCTGCGCAGCCTGCGAAGCTGCAAGCTTGAGGCTCTGGTTCTCGGTCTGCAAATCCTGCATCTTGCTGTTGACGAGGAAATCGAGAATTGCCTTGCTGTTGCTGTTTGCGTTGTCGATAATGTCGCGTGTTGCGTTCTGCACAGTGTTGCGAGTATCGCAAGCCTGCGTTGCCATATCATAACGCACCTGAGCAATTGCCGCGCGGTTCTCGCAGCAACACTCCTGAGCCTGCATCTGCATTGCGTTCAGCTGCTGCATAAGTGCGGCCTGCTGATTGCAGCGCGACAGCTCGGAAGAGTAGAAGCCGTTTGTGACCGCCTGAGTGACACCGGCGAAGCCGTTAAGCATTCCCGTGTTCATGGCATAGAAGCCGTCACACAGGCCGTTGTTAACGTTGTCAAGCTTTCGCTCGATGTTTGCAAAGTCGGAAGTCAGAACGTATCCGTCCATCACTCCGCCATTGTTACCGCCCCAGCCGTTGCCGCCCCAGCCGAAAAGCACGATGAAAAAGAGGATTATCCACCATCCGTCACCGCCAAAACCGCCGAAGCCGCCGTTTGCTGAGGTTGGTGCAACCGGCATAGTCATTACCGGCGCATCAGAAGAAATCGCCATTGTTTAGTTTTCCTTTCGATATGTATTTACAAATACCCGGCCGGATAAAATGTACCTACTTCATAAGCGCCTGGAACTGTTGCGCAAAGCTCTGCGCCTGATTGAGCTGCTGCTGTGTTATCTTTCCGCTTTGAAGCATTTTTTGCACTTCCTGTTGTGGGTCTCCCTGAAACGTGCTTTTAAATTGCTGAAAGCGCTGCACGAGCTGCTGAAACTGCGGATTAACTCCGCCGCCGAGAGCTTGAAACAAAGGATTACTCATTACTTACCTCCTTCGGCATAAGCGCCGCGACTTGCTTTACAAGTGCCTCATACTCTGCTCGGGTCACATAGTCCGCAGTCGGCTGAGCCGGTGCGCTCTGCGCTCGTTCCGTGTAGTCAAGAATGCGCATAGTCGGCATGCCTGCCGTGTCAACGGATTTAAGATAGATCGTTTGCCGTTCGCTGTCCCAAAGCGGAACAGTGTTTCCGGCAGCTACTAAATACGCTTTACCTGCCGCCTCTCCCTGCACCCAGATCATGCCCTGCTGTGCAGGCTGCTGCTGTGCTCGCATCTGCGCGAGGTTGTCCATCATAGGCGGCTGATAATATGGTTGCCCATACATGTTGCCGTAACCGTAAGCCATGATTAATCCTCTCTTTCAAAGTAATAAACCGGCACTTCCTCGCCGCTGTCCCACGTGTCGTAGTAATCGCCGTTTACGACGGCCACGACGTGCCCGGACAGTGCAAGGACATAAACGCCGTGCGGATGTTCATCGGCGAAGGCGGCGACTGTGTAGCACTCCGGGCAAGCATCTGGCAGCATGCGCTGTCTAAAGCCGTTGGCTTTGAGGTAACTTCCCCAGACGCTGTTTCCCGAGGGCATGTCGTGCGCTCTCAGACCTTCAACGCACAAAGCGAGATAGGTCTTTTCCCAGTCCGTTCCCATTGCTTTTGCAATTGCTCTCACTGCGCAATCGCCGACGCGCTTAGCGCCCGGATTAGGATTAAAAAACACGAACATTTCGCCGCCTCCCTTTACCTAAAGCTTAAAGCTTTTCCGCTTTCAAAGGGGGTAACTAATGTCCGTGTTATGGGGAAAATGGGCGTAAAAAAAGGGGAGGTTTTGCCTCCCCTCAGCTTTTGAAAAGCCGCTCGTAATTATGTTCTATTTTGGCTCTTGCCGTTGTGATTCTCTTCGAGACGGTTTTTCGGTCAAGCCCTATTTCTTCTGCTATGTCTATCTGCGGAATTTGCTGAATGAAATACAAATCCGCTATCCTACTGCCCTCGCGCCCGAGATTGGAGCTGTATATAAGCTCATCCCACTTCTCGCGCGGCAGCATTGCCATGTCCGGCCTGAGCCGTAATCGCGCCTGTGTCATTTATCACACTTCGGTTTATCGTACTCCATAGCCTGTCTGCTGTCGCTGACTCCGGCGGTCGTCGGATCTGTGACTACGCCGAGAATGGTAAGCACCGCGAACAGCGCGTTTACAACGGCCAGCAGCTTGTCCCCCAGCGCGTCAAGCTTGAGATCGATGCCGAACACCGCCGCCACTACCTGAATAAGCAGCAGCACCGCCGGAACGAGCGCGAGCCAAAAGGTTTTGTTTTTAAGTCTTACAGTCCAGTTGATTTTCATTAATGTGCCTCCGTCAATGATGATGATTTTTCATGTCTTCTTCAAGATCGCTTATGCGATGGTTGATTACCTTAATCTGTTCCTCTACTACAGGCATACGCTTTGCAAACTTGTTGTGCTCCCTGACCTCTCGTGTCAGCTCGATCACCTTTGTTTCCATTACCGCCTGTGATTTGCTGTTGCTGATAAGTACGCCGACGAGCGTTAAAACGCCCGTTATGATAGCGACTATTATGCTCTCTGCCATACTTTATTTCTCCAACATTGTTTCAATCATTCTTTTGTTATATATCGTCACCCTTAGCATGTCCTCGGTCAGGTCAACCACGCCGTTGCCCTTGCCCTTGATTATGCCGTCCTGCATAAGCTGCCTGACGGTGTCGCGGTAAAGCCCTTCGGGAACGTCGTTGACCGTTTTCCATCTCACCATATCCTCATCCTCGCTTTCTGCTGTATATTTCGGTCTGCCGAAGCCGTAGACCGTGCCGCTGTTAAGGCTGTGTCTGACGCGCTGGACGGCGTTGCCGTAGTTGCCCTCTATGGTAACGAACGTGTTGCCGTTTACGCTTTCGACAATTCCCGTGTGGCAGGGCAGCCCGTCGCGGCTGTCGCGCTGAAAATACTGGTCGCCTACCTGCGGCTTGGTGAAAAGCCTCGCCTGTGCCGCGTAATACTTTGCCCAGCTCACGCAGCTTGCGCCGTATGGCCCGGTAAGGCACAGAATATCCTTTGCCTCGCTGCCTGCAATGCGCCAGAAGCACCACGCTACAAAGCTTGTGCACCATTCATAGCCGTTCTTCGGTGTGTTCCAGAATTTCGCCTTGTCGAGCTCCGCCTGAAACATCGTGAAGTTGCCCCGTCCGGCGTTGTCCTCGAAGCTGTATAAGTCCTTGTCCGACGCCTTTTCCTTATAGCCTATGTACTTTGCCGCAAGTGTGAGCACCTGTTTCGGGGTAATGTTCATTCCGCATCCTCCCACGCGCTCGGCAGCGCCGACGCATCGTATACAACATTATCCTGCAAGCACCTGTGTACCTTGCCGGAAGCGTCCTTGTAGCATTCGCCGGTCATGTACATACCGCTCGTTCCGAGAGGGGCTACCCATGCTTTGGCCTTGGCCGGGTCGGTCGTGTGACACAGCCCCCACAGAGCGCGAAGCGTTGACGGCCTGCCCTGATAATTCGCGGCGTTGTACGGCGTTATCAGCGTCCACACCTGCCCCTCGTCCGCAACCGGCGTACCGGCAGGACATGCGCTGTAGTCCTTCGTCGCATCGAAATCGGGCACTTTGCTTTCCTCCGCGATTATCGCCGTGCCGTCCATCGTGCTTGCGCGTCCGCGCAGATTGAGCGCATCGTCCGCGCCCTTTTCCTTCATTTTGATCATGGCCTCTGTCTTCGTCATACGCTGTTGACTCCTTCCTTGTATGCCGCCTCAAGGTCGCTGGTGCTCACGGCGTTTTTCAGCTCGCTATCCTTGTCCGCTACGACCTGTGCGCCGTTTACCGTTTCGATCTCGCACTTCGGCTCGGTGCCGTGCAGACCGTCGTCGGTAAGCCGGAATACGGTGTCGGCTATCTGCGTTACCGTTTCGCCGGTCACCGCGTCGGTGTATTCCTTTGCCGTCTTTGCGCATATGCCCTCAGCCTCCGCTTCATTGCACAGCACATAGCAGCCGTTTGTGTGCAGTCGGATATATACGAAGCTATCGGAATATCCGGCGATTTCGTTGTTTACTTTTATCGCGTACATGATCTACACCTCCCGGATTAAAAACAGAAGCCGAAGCACACGCCGCTCAAGCCGCTGGCGTTGGTAACGCTGCTCGAGCCGTCCGTGGTGACTATGCAGAAGTAATCGGTGTTGGCATTAGCAGGCGAGCGCAGCCACCACCAGGAAGCGGCGCTCCCTACCTTTTTGATCTTGCTGTTTCCGGCCTTGTAGTAGTCGTACTGCTCTTCCTCGATGTTGTAGGAAAATGTCGCTCTGCCGTAGACCTCCTTCTCGCTGAATGTAAACAACTTGTCCGCCGTGGTGTCGATGGTCACGCTCTGATTGCCCGCCATGGTCAGCTTATTCACCTCCCGGATGCCGTTCTGTACCTCCGTTGGCATCCGCGCCAGAATGGCAGGCAGGTGTGTGCGTCGCATTTTGCTGCGGTTCCAGCCGGTCGAGTTCGTGTCTGAGTCGTTCATGGAGTACTTTGTGCCGTAGCAGTCGTGCAGTCCGAACGTCAGCGGCGCAATCCCTCCGGCGGTGTAGGTGTCGTGGTTTTTGCCGACGATATCAAACTGATAATCGACCCCGCCTATGGACATGGTCTTGCTGTCGCCCGCGACCCACGTGTCGGGTACGCTGCCGCTTTGACAGGCAGCGATTATCGTCTCCCACGTGTTGTCGGCAAAATTGGAGTTGAGAGTTATAGCCGTTTTGTTTATAACCCTGTACGCAGTCTGATATTTCTTTTTCGCGTTATAGGCGAAAGCGCGATAGTAATACGTCGTTCCGGCGGTCAGGCCGGTATCGGTGTAGGTCAGTGCTGTGCCCTCATAAACGGCCGTGCCGTCGTTGATGCCCGTAGGCGCAGAGCCGATCTTGCGCACGATGCGAGTGCCGACGAAGCTGTTGTCCTCGTCGGGGCTGGGCGCTGCCCACGATAGAATTACGCTTAGATTACCGGCCGCGGCTTCAAAATTCTCAACCTGTCCGCACAGCTGCGGTGTGCCGCCTCCGCCGCCTGCATGATTGATAAGAGGCATTACAAATCCCTCCTGATTATTAAAGTCACCGGGATATCCGTTGTCGGCTTATCGCCCAACGCGACGAGCTGAATGCTCCCTGCCGCCTGTGTGCCGCCGACTATCATCGCGCCCGAAAGTGCTTCCATCTGCGCCTGCGTTATGCCGTTGTTCTCCCTCGGCAGCAGCTCGACCGCCGATGTCGCCGTAATGTTCGCGTTGCTGACGGTGTATTTCTTTGCCGTACTCCAGCTCGACGCATACAGCGTTGTGTTGACCTTAGTGCTCTTGGCCACTTTGGCGTTCCACACCGCTCGTTCCTCGGCCGTAACATGCTTGACCGTGTCCGATGCGTGGGCGTTGAGGTTTGATTGCACATTAGCTGCCGCGCCGCCGGTCTCCTTACTGTTCCACGTGCTCCGCTCCGCTGCCGTGACGTGCTTGACCGTGTCCGATGTGTGGGCGTTGAGGTTTGATTGCACCTCGGCCGCCTTTGTCTCTGCCGTGCCCTGCGAGTCTGCTCCGACCATTGCCGCCGTGTAGTCGCCGCTCTTGGGTACGACAGCGCCCGAGCGCCCGTTGAAGCTCGTCACGCCGCCGCCTGCCGCGCCCTGAGCCGCTTTAGCCCAATACTTCGCGTTGTCGGTATCCTCGCCCTCGCGCGTTCCCGTGCCGCCTACAGCCCAGCTCTTGGCCATATTGCCGCCTGCCGCCGCCGTTGCCGCCGCGCTTTTTGCGCCGCTCTCGTATTCTGCCGCCGCCGTTGCGGAAGCCTCTGCGGCACTCTGCGCATCTTCGGCTTTGCTCTGTGCAGTCTCAGCCTTGCCCTGTGCGGTCTGCGCTGCTGCCTGTGCTGCTTTCGAGGTATCTCGCGCGGTCTCTGCCTTGCTCTGCGCGGTTTCCGCTTTGCCCTGTGCGGTCTCGGCTGCTGCCTGTGCCGTCTCCGCGGCATTCTGCGCATCCTCGGCTTTGCCCTGTGCAGTTTCTGCCGCTGTCTGCGCGTCCTTTGCCGCCTGTGCCGACTGTGCCGCCGCCGACTGCACCTGCGCCCAGATGGGCAGTGTGCCGGTCGATACGTCCTCATAGCCCTCATAGCCCTTGCGTATCTTGCCGACCGTCGCCCACACCGTAGGTATCGCGACCGTGTTGGCGTTGTCAGCACCGTACACGCCGACCATGAGTATCTCGTCGCTTTTCTCAAGGCATTCCTGCGGAATGGAGCAGACGTTGTTTTCCCAATACGAATCGAGCACGACCTTTGTAACGTCGCCTGCCGTGAATATCGCGGTTCTGCTTATTCCCGAATGCCAATCGGCTGAAAACTCGAATTTTATCTTTGCATTTATCATGCCGCTGGTCAAGGTTTCGTTTTCCGTCACCGTCGCCAGCGCTTTGCCGATCATGATTGTTGTCAAAAGGCTTTTCCTCCTTTTTTGCTTCTTGATTTCAGCATAACAAAAGGAGGCAGGGCTTATTAAGCCCCACCTCCGCATGTTTTTTAACTTTCGTCGTTCTCTTTGCGCTTATAATATTCCTGCGCATGGTCGATTATCCCCTGCGCCGGGTTTGAACTCTTATAGGCTGCTGCTTCCCATTTCGCAAGGCTGCTCTCGTCATTGACTTCGTACTTAGCGATATGGTCTGCGTATTTGTATACATAACTGAGCATGTATGCCTTTTCGGCATCGGATGCGCGAGAATATGCACTGCTGTTTATTATCTTAGTTGCCAGATCATAAGAGGTTTGCCCCTTAACTGTTGCATACTTCACATATTCCTCAGCCGTCAGATATTCGCCGTTGATTTTTGTGTTTGTTTTCGCGCGGCTGGGATATACGGAGGTTTCGCCGAGATCGTAAAGCCGTTCGAGCTCTCCGTCTATCTCCGTCGGGCGCTCCTTCTTGACGTATGCGGGATTGACGAAGTTGTTAAGCGCCCTCACGAAGAAGTTGCCGGTCTCCTCCGTGCGCCCCCATGCGTCGATGTACGGTATCTGACTGAAATCGTAAAACGGTATCTTGTTTGCGATCTTGCCCCACATGTATTGCAGCTCCGTACTCGCAGCGCTGTTGCGGTCGACATAGGTCATCTCGCGCTGGGTTTCCTCAAATGTGCGCTCAGCCTGTCCGAGAATGGTGGGGAAATACTGCGTCAAGTAGCTTGTCACGGACTTGGAGAGTATTTTATACATGCCGCTTGCGTCATCTACGTAACCAATGTTATTTATAAGGTCGCTGACGCTTTGCAGCATTGACATTTCAAGTACAGGGGTGGTCACGCTGGCAAGTGATTTAAGCGCACCGTCAAACACATTCGCACTGTCATTTTTGCCGCTCAACGAGTTATACAGCTCCACGCCTACGAATACCGGCAAACACTCGGGTGCGAGCCAGTCAAGCGTGATGCTCAGACCGCCTACGCTCAAGGCATATTTCTGATTTCCGCTCAGCTCATCGAATTTGCTTTGTTTATCGTCGTCACCGCTGCCGCCGAGCAACATGCCCTGCCACGCCAAAAGCACGCCAAGCCCCACGAGTGCCGTACCCGTAAGCCCTGCCGAAACTTCGTCTATAAACTCTGCCGGGCTCATGCCGTTATCAACGTCACCGTTTACATACGCCTTGACTCTTCGGATGTCCCACAGAGACTTCATAAGTCCGACCGGCGAGTATTCCATACCGCGGGCTAAGATGTTGGCCGGGGTTTTCTTGAACGGCAGAATGCCCTCTACAAGCACGTTTACAGCCTTGTACCTTGTTTTGCCGAGATTGCTGACCCATTGTGAAAACACGTTAATGTCGCGGTATGTGGCTTTCTGCGCTTCCTTGACGGCAATGGCCTGTGCCTTGGCAACCGTCTCGTCGGCGACCTGCCCGGAGAGCAATTGCTCCGCGCTTATGCCGTTTGACTTGTACCACCGTGCAAGCGCATAAGCGTAAGCATTTTTGCAGAAAAAAGCGTCCTCTTTGTCGAGCGCCTTTGAATTGGCTTTGCGCAGCGTTTCAAGCGGCTTGACCTTATCATATATCGTTCTGTTGTTGTCTACTCCACTGAAATTGTCGTTGTACTTGCCGCCCGAAAGGATAACGTCCTGCATCGCGGCATAATCCATCTTGCCATAGTCAATAAGCGCTTTATCCGTCGCATTCGAGGAATTGAGTATTGCCTTGCTGCGCTCAATGCCGCCGTCGATTTTAGCGTCAACCATATTCTCGATGCCATACGCTATAATATTCTTTACTTCTCTTACCGGCGTAAAAAGTGCATTGCCCAAGATGTTTCGGACATGTGTTCTCGGATTGCCCAGCATGGCGAGATAGCGGAAGTTGTTGAGCTTTTCGTACCATGTCGCGTTTATCTGCTGTGCTACGCTCTGCTCTATGTTCGCCCACGCGGTTTTTATGCCGTCCTCGTCGCCCTGTCTGAGCGCCTTGGCATACTCATCATAAAGGATTTTGTCAACATGTATATCCGCTTTGTTGTCCTTGTACCGCTCGTTGAGGTCTTCCTCGATGTTCTCTATCGACTTTGCCGCGAGGTACAGTCTGCATTCGGGCGAAAGCTTGTTGAGAATGCGCATAGCCTGCAAGGACTGCGCCGTGTTCGTGGAGTTTTTGACCATGAGCGATGCAATATCCATCGCCGTTACGTAGTCCCCGCTGTTGACGGCATTGTTGTAAAGGGCAATGCCCATAACGGTGTTGTCCTTCGATACTCTGCCGCTGTTTATCTCGGCCTTGTAGTTTGCAAGCGCCTGATCCCAGCCGTCGTCAGAGATAGCGCGTTCGGCCTTTTTAAGCGCTTCCTCGTCGGAGTATGCAATGTGCGAGAACTTACCCAGTGCCGCATCCTCTCTCAGCGCGTCGGAGAACTCAGACGGTGTCATGCCGCTGTTGGCTATGGTGGAAACATGCTTGCTCGTGAGCTTGCCGTTCAGGTCTTTCTTTGGTATCTCCTGCGGCGCTCTGTGCTGCTGTTCGGCGAGATTTGCCTCCTGCTCCTTGCTTATCGGGTGCAGTGCGCTGTCGCCCTCGCCCTGAGCCTCCGTTACCCAGCGCTCGCCCACGGTTTCCTCTCCCGTGAACTCTGCCGAAGCCGCGCCCATGCCTTCGGGCAGCGGATTTTCTCCCGTTCTATCCTTTACCCTCGCAAGGACATTGCCCAAAGCCTTAATATTGACATAATCGCTGAGTTTTCTGTGTTCCTCTGCGTACTTTCTGCTAAGCAGGGTAAAACGATTTTGGGCTGTCGCTATGGCGTTTTTGTCGCCGCCGTTCTCTGCCGCAGTCAACTCCTGCCGTGCCGTGTTAAGCTTTTCGACAATGCCGCTAACCTTGTCGTACTGGCGTTTATAGTCCTTTATAAGGCCGCGCTCGTTCTCGTTTGCGGCGTCCTCGTTTGTCGCCTGAGCGAGCATGGTTTCGTTCTGCCGCCTCAGTTCGTTGAGCCTCTCCGGCTCGCGGGAAAATTTCTCTGGTATTTTGCCTTTGTCAAAATAATCGTCGATATCTTTGAACACGACCGAAGAATGAGTATATTTAGGATACTCAACTGACGCAATAGTGTCACCGTTTGTGCGGTCTATGTCGAGTATGACCTCACCTCTGAACGAAGAAATATACCTGTCGAGTGTACTGCGCTGTGCCTTGTTCGGCGCGACCGATAGATTTATGCCGCCGCTCTCAGGAGAAACACGAATATTGCCCTCGCTCATAAATTTTATCATGCCGCCGCTGTAGTCCTCGCCGCCGTAATCTTCGCCGAGCGCATCAGTTATGTCGCGGTGGTCAACTGTCCTGTAGCCGCCCGGTGCTCCCTCGTGTCTACCCGAAAAGTCGAGCATTTTGCCGTCTGTGCAGATATAACCGGCTTCTTTTACTTTGTAGGTAGTACCGAAATATTCCTCAGCGTTTTTTACTTCTCGGGAAAATTTTTCGTTGACATTCTTGCTTGTATTGGGTATATTGGTATTGGGAGCAGTCCCCGTAGTCGTCTCGGGCGTTTTGGTCAGGGCATTTGCATTGACCATGCGGGCTATGCTTCCTTTTTTTGCGCTTGCATACATGGTTTGCACATACAAGTCAAGACTTCCACCGCTATCTACCGCAATAACTGTAACTCTGCTGCCGTCTATCACTTTTATAAATTCGGCAGCGGGACGATTATTGTAAGTAGATTTTTTTATTTTTTCAGGCTCACTTATCACAGCAGGGATTAGTGTGAAATCATTTGCTGTAATTGCTCTCTGACCTCTTGCTGTTTCCGCTTTTATCGAACCATGATCTTTGAATATTTTTCTGACATGGTCAGCACGCAAAGTAACATTACGCCCGGTAAAATTATAGCCTGTCGCAGTTTCTATAGCATTTGCAAGATCATTGCCAACAACTCCAAAAAACATTTTGCCGGTAAAACCCTTATCCTCTATAGCTCTCTTTACGAACAAGTCTAATTGTGCGGAATTTTCATAAACATTTATTCGCTTGCTGCTCTTCCAATTTTCAATCTGCTGATTAGAATACGGTTCAAGCGAATACTTCACTCCGCTCTTCGGCGGTGCTCTGCCTTTGTTCGCGGCCTCGGCGGTGTGTTTACGGAAACTTTCCTGCATCTTGCCGTAGCCTGCGCTGTCGTGCTCCGTTCCGGCAAAGATGTTTATCCTGCCCAGCGCGTCGCAGCACATTTCCTCAAACGCTTCGGCCTCGCTTATCGTGTCGCCGTATGCGTGCCTGTAGACCTCGACGGCGCTGTTAAGCTCTTTCTCCGAGAGGTCTGAAAGCATAGCGCTGCGCAGCTCGTCAAGGCTTATATCGCCCTGTGCAATTGCCGCGTGCCCCATCTCGTGGCGCATTATCTGCTCTGCGGATATGTCGGGATGGTCTGAACGCACCATAACGGTTTTGCTCTCGGTATCGACCATGCCTCTGAACTCGCCGCCGCTGTCCTTGATATTGCCGCCCTCAAAATATTGAACGTTGTAGCCGTAGCTTCTTGCAAGCTCACGGCCTTTTTTCATGCTCTCGGTGTCCTCGCCGGAGTAGTAGACGTTTTCCTGCTCTACGCCGTTATAGACTACTTTTTGCCCAGCTTTGCCTTGAGCTGCGCTATAACCGCTTTGTCTGCCGCTATCTGTTCCGGCGTAAGCTTCGACTGTGCCTCTTTCCACTGAGGGTATTTGTCCTTCGGTATTCTGACCGTTAAGCCGTTGGCTGCTGTCGCGTAGACGTATTCCATTCTCGTTTACCTCCTGTGTGTTTATCTGGTTGTTTACCTGTGTGCTTACATTATCACCTTGCACAGCCGCATCGTCAACCGCCGCCTGAGTTGTAGATGCACCCATGTTATAGGCTATCTCCGCCTGTGCGCGGTTCAGCACGGGCACTTTGGTAAGCGTCTCTTTGTTCACGCCCCGCTGCCCCATCTGATACACAGCATCAAACGCCATTTCAAACGCCTTGGGAGACGCGACGGGATTTAAATTGTATACTCTGCTCACGAACTCAGGCGTTGCATCTATCTTTGCCGCAACATTGTTTATGCTTTCGCTTACAGCTTCATTATTTGAAACGTTTGTGTTAACAGGCGCAGACATCTCCGAGCGTTGTTCAACATAATTTCTTAGCCCGGATAACTGCTGTTCTCTGTTCAGTGCAGCATACGGCAACGACGGGCTTTCCTCATTGGTTTGTGCTTCTGGCACTGGCTGAACAGCAGGTCCCTCATTTGCCTGCGCTTTTTCGTTAGCTTGTGCAAGCTTGTAAAGCTCGTTACCGCTAAGCTGTTTGCCGCTATTTAGCTTTTCATCGTATTTTCTTGCAAGCTCATAGCTTTTAGTGCCTCGTTCGCTTTCCAGTCCTTCGTCAACTAACTCTCGCTGAGAATTGCCGTATAATCTCTGCCCGGTTTCTCCGCGCTGCTTTGCTCTGTATGCCGCATTTATGCCGGTCGTAGGGAGACCGAGCAAAGTCGAAACGACCGCCGCGCCGGTAGCTTCCTCAAGCGCCGCCTTTGGATTGATTATAGAGTTTTCATCGTTTGCGTCATACAGCGGCACGTCAGAGTATATACTCTTTAGTCCTCTGCCTAAAATGCCCTGTATGATTTCCTCGCTTGCTTCTTCCCCGATGCTCTTAGCGTAGTTGAGAAGCAGACTTTTGTCGCCCTTATTAACAGCTTTTTTCACCCATTCGGGCAACTTCTGCAAGCCGCCAAGTTCGGAGACGCCGCCAAGTTCAGTAACCGCATTTCCTGCGCCATTCAGCGCAGCATAAACAAGCGCCTGCAAGTCATCCGCGCCGTCTTGTTTAGCCTCGTCATAGCTTGAACCAAATGACGAGCCAAATATAACTTGCGCATCCGGGCGCGTCGCAAACTGCTTTATCGCGTTCTGAGCTATAGCTCCGGTCTGGCTGAGTTTTGAGGTAGCCTGCCCAATCCGCGCAGCATTAGCAAGCGCGGCAGTGTCGACAGCAGTTGCAAGACCGCCGCCCATAAGAGTTGACGCCATCATTGCCGCCGCTTCAGAAGTCGCCGCGCTGTACTTATAAAGGGGGTTATCTGCATACGCAGCGTCGCGCTTTTGGCGGTATTCTATTTCTTTCTCACCGAGTTTATTAAAGGCTTTGATAGGGTTATCTTTAAAATTCAAGCCTTTAATTCCTAATGCATTATCCCCTGCAGCCTCTGCTATGCGGTCGCCGCCAAACATATACCAAAGCTCTTGCAAAGGGCCTCCATCCTCGTCGCCGAGGCTGGTAACAACATCAGCAGTGGAAACCAAGCTTTTGCCGAAATCGGTTAGGCCTACGTCAATGCCTCTGAGTATCTTTTTATACCACTCAATATCGCCTGCCGATATCGCGTCGCTGCCTTTGGTGAGCTTTTCACCGCCTCCGGCCTGTTGCAGATATGTGTATCCGGGATTGTTGCGCTTAACTGCATCGCCATCCCACACGCTGATATAGCCGTTGCCCTTGCCGGTTTCAATTTTCGAAGCCGCAGCTTTGCCTTTCGTTCCATCGCCGTATACTTTGCTATATACATATCCGGGATTGTTGCGCAAAAGTGCTTTTGACTTCTGCTCATCATCATAGGTTTTTGCTGCCGCACCGCTTTTTATTCTTGCAATATACTCACTGCGCCAATCTGAATTGGTGCTCTTGCTTTTTTCGCTGCTTGCATTGTCGCCAACCCAGTTTTCATTAGCTTTCAGTTTCGCAATGTATTTTTTTATGCTATTTGAAGCCATTTAGCACCTCTCGTACTTCATTACATTTTCAAACCAACATAAGCTGCCAGAGTATCGGCCTGTTTTTTGCTGATTTTGCCCTCGCTGATCATTTCGACAAGTTGGTTTTGTGCCCATGTCGTACCGTTTGCCTGTTTGCCGTAGTAGAGCGTGTCTCTCAGGCCGCGATATGTAGCATCGTCAACTCCGGTCTCGCTAAAAGCGCTGGATGAGCTTTTTTTGCTGCTTCCGCCGCCGCCTGATCTGCCGCTACTTCTGCCGGAACTCTGCGCCGCCGCCTGCTGCTGATAGTAGCTCATGAGCGAGTTGATATACGACGGGTCATAGCCTGCCGTGCTTATAAGCGCCTGAGAGGGCGTGCCGCCTGCCGCAATGATTGCGTCTATCTGGCTCTGTGCAAGCTTCTGGGCATCCTGCCGCCTGTTATAATTGCTCTCGCTCAGCTGCATGTCCTGATTCCACTTGTCAATGAGTTTGTTGTATTCCTGCTGATCAAGCGTGTTGTTCATGTTCCAGTTGTTGAGGAACCGCTCATAGTCCGTTGCATCCGCGCCGGAAACGAGGCCATACAGGTTGCCGAGGTTGCTTATGTTATCCTGCTGCTGCTGATACGCCATGCTTGCCGCTGCTGCCGCTGCCTGATACGCCATTTCGGCATTCGCGACTTCCTGCTGGTAGCGCTGGAAATCGACTTGATCGCGGTCAATGTACATGCCGTAGAGGTCTTTCATATCCTGACCTTCATCACGATATTTGCCATATGCTCTGTCGTAGAACTCGGGCAGCATTTCCGTTACCTTTTGCAGATACGCATTGTACATCTGTTGTCCTACGGCCTGTGAATAGGTCGAGCTATAGCCGCCTGTGAGAGCCGCCGCCTGCCCCATTGTATCCTCCATTGCAAGCTGTCCCTGCTTGGTGTATAAGTCTTTATACTGCTGATACAGCGGGTCAAGCTCTTCGTTGTAACTAAATTCCTCACGGTTGAGCAGCTTGTTCAAAAGCTCGTCTATCTGCGCATCATACTGCGGATTATACGTCGGTGCCGAATACCCCGGCATGGAAATAGTCGGAGCATTAGTTATTGCATCGGTAATTGAACCAAGGATTTTGTCCAAATCTTCGGAATACTTGGAGTTGTAATCCGTTGATGGTGTGTCTTTGCCGGTGTCGCTGTAGCTTCCATATTTGTTGCGAAGCTCCAAATTCATGTTATTACCGAGGATTTTGGCGTTTCCTTTTCGCTCATCCTCTCTCGCGCCCTCTATGTCACCAGCCGCAAACTTTGCGTCGGCACTGAGACCGTAGTCTATAGAGTTGCTGTAGCTTGTGCCGTTGTAGGTACCACCGGTTGTTCCATAGGGGTTTGTATTGCCCATCTTAAGATTAAGGCCGTTAGCCTCTCCCTTTGCGCGCCTCAAATCCCACGCTTTGGCCGCTGCCGCCGTGTCGCCTTTTGCAACAGCTGCATTTATGTCTGCTTGGTAGTCGTGATCATTGTCAAAATAAAATACGTTATTATTCTCGTCTTTCCATGCTTTCCATGTAGGCATATAAATCCTCCGTTAATCCTGTGCTTTTCCGACTGCTATATACATCACTGTGCAGCTTCCGGCCTCGTCCGCTTTGGGGAGCGAGGCGGTAAAGCCGGTTTTGCTTACGTTGTCGGATTTTATCGTTATATTGCGATCTGAAAACGGCTGGGAGCAAATAACAACGGGCTTGTCTGCAAACTTTGCCTTGCTGCCAAAGCTCACACTCACCGTCGTGTCGCTCTCCGTGCCGTATGTCATTTGGAATGTGCCGTAAGCAACATTGCTGTCCGATGAGACCTCGGCAACAACAACGCTCGTGCTCGCCTGGCTGCTTGTGTCGCTTGTCGCGCCCTCGACGTTCAGCCACACCGAGAGGCTTTCGGCGAGCTGAGCCGTGTATCGGTGCAGCTGAGTTACCTTTTCCTCGGATGTGCCGAAAATTCGAGGCGGCTGAGGTATTACTATCATTTGATATCCGTACCTCCCTCAAACTGCTTGCTAAAGCTGTAGAGCCGCACCGTGCCATGCCCCGAGAGCTTTATTCTGAAATGGTCGCAGCGCTTAGGCTTGACAGGAACCATGAATGTTGTCGTGCCCTGTCCTTTTATGCGGCCTTGCTTTTCCCAAACGCCGGAGCTGTCGTATTCGATGTAGATCATCATCTCCGAGCCTTTGGGCAGCATCATGCGCAGATTAAAGCGGCTTATGTACTTCTGACCGGTGTAGTTATAGCCCTGCAAGCCCGTTATGGCTTCCCACTCAAATGCGGCTTCTTCATTGCCTGTTTTCGTGTAGTCGGATATAAGGTTTATTGCGTATCCGTTGCTGTCCTCGGTGACGAAGAATGTTTCATTGTTAATCGAGAAGAATGCAAGCGCGTGCTTTTCATCTTCCTTGTGCCACAGTCCGCGCTTTGTGTCGTACACGAACAGCGACCATTTGCCGCTTGTGTCTTTGAGGGATAGATAATACTTGCCGTTTGCACTGCCGCCCTCGGCCGCAACGTAATACACGTTACCGAGCGGCGCGCCGATGTCATATGCCTGAGTGCCGTCAAACGCCATCACGCCGCCGCGAGACTTGTAATAGCAAACATCATCTATCACAGTGACCGAACCGCTGCACCCCGTCTGAACGCCCTGCACGGTCTTATCTATGATTTGATGTGCGCCGGAGCTGGATATATAGACCTTGTGGTAACAGTTTTCCTTGAAGAAAATCAGGTTGCCGCCGATGTTAGCCACGCCTGTAAAAGCGCCCGGAGTGCCTATAGATGCACGGTATGCGTCGGTGCTAACGCCCTTGTAGGTTGACCATCGGGTCTCGTCGCCAAGCTTTGATGCGTATATCTCATTTACATTCGTTTTCTCGGCATCTTCGGATGCTTCATAGTTATATCTGCATCCCCAAATGCGGTTTTGCGCCTGCACAACAAAGTCAAGGTCTGGCGCATCCCTATAAAGCTTTATGCTGCCTGCTGTCTGGTTAAAGTCTCCGGTTACGATATCAACGAACACATATATAAGCTCGACTGTATACGACTTTGAGCCATCGGCCGCCGTTGTCTCGTTGGTCTTATTGATAACTCGCTTTGTCGGAGTGTGCTGCCCTTCAAACTTTGCCGAGTTATCGCCCTCGGAGAACGTCGCGTCGGTAAAAGATATCTCTATCGTGTCGCCGCTATCGATACTGATTTTGTTTATTGCCTTTTCGGTCATCGTACCCATCGGCAAAACGATACGTGCCTTTATGTCGCTTGTCTTAGCCCATGATCCGGCAATGTACTTTTTCCACACCGCGCCGGTATCGGTGCTCGACGTGTCAAGCCACAAGTCACCCGTTTTAGGACTGGACGGCGCTGTTGCGCTCTTGGTAAAGGTCACTGCTTCGCCGTCTTCTGTGCAAGCCGTAAATTTTATCGGTGTATCCGTCGTGGCCGTCGCCTCGATAGACTTATACAGCTTTTCATACTCGTGATTTTCCGTTGTATCTGTTGCCGTGCCGCTCTCGCTTCGAATACTCAGCTTATCGGGATAAATAACGAGCTTATTGGAGAAAAACATCATCTGCTTTGTGCTTTCCGATATGCTGATTGAGTTATCTACCACACCATCTACCGTTAATAAAACCTTTTTGGTTGTGGTATATGTACCGGTGCCGCGATAGATTTTGTAAATCCCGACTCCGCTATCGGCGGTCTTGCCGACAACGTAAAGATTTGAGTCAACGTCGGCGATCATGCCGTATATCGCGGTAAATTTCCCGGCAGCTATAATGCTCCTTGCATCGCGATTACCCATGAGCGGGTAGTAATCGCTCGTGAGGTTTTGCATATCGTAAAACTCGCCGTCGCCGATTTTGTAGTTGTGGTTATAGCCGCCGAAGGTATCAACGACTGTTTCAACCGTGCTGCTTTCGGGTATAGTTATATATGTCGGCATGCCGTCCTCCTAAAATCTGAAATGCGTCAGTTTCGGCAGCGGCCTGTGCGCCGCGTCATACGCCTGCGCAAATCGCGTGTAACCGTCGTTGTAAAACAGAACGGCTTTGTTGTACTTGGCATCCTCGCCGTTCTGCTGCGCTATCTTGGCCTGTAGGTAATTAATATAGATATCCTCTGCATACGGCTCAGGAACCAGCAAGTCGGTCGCTATGTCCTCTGCTGCATACTCGGGCTTTTCAAACCTCTCCGCGCCCTCGTGCGTGGCTATCAGGTCTGTATACACCATCTGATCAATAGTCAGCAGCCATCGTACCTTTTCGGTTTCATCGTATGCGTTAGGCGTAAGCTTATCGGTAATGTCTATTGCTTCTGCAATTGTCATATTGTTCTCCTATTAAAATAGCCGCCATGAGGCGGCTGTTATTTTTGATATTAATTAGTGCGCGGCAAACTTCATCTCGTCGATGTGCTCGTCAAGCATGCGCTGAGCGTAGTTTGAGCGCTCGATCTCGTCCGCTACTTCTTTCGGAACGAGGCTTGTTTTGCCTTTGGGCAGCAGATAGTTTTTTCCGTTTATCGATACAAACAGATCGGGGTCACTGTTTCTGTCGCCTCTCGGTATAAACATTTCAACTCTTTCATCATCTGTTTTTTTAGCCATGTTTTGCTCCTCTCAGGCGGAGGGGCAGAGTGTTCCGCCCCTCCCGGGATAATTACTTGTTTTCCTCGTCAGTCGCGGAATACGAGCTGACGGACATCACGCGGAGTACGCGCTCAGGGTAAAGGATAGTTGCGCCGTTGGTCTCGAACTTGTAACCGATGGTGCTGAACTGGTTAAGAGGACCGCCGATTTCGTCCTTGTCATGAGCGATCATCTCAAGGCCGCCGCCCTCGGGGTCGATAATGCCAAAGCCGTCCTTGCCGAAGAAGTAAGTCGCATAAGTAACGCCATCGGACTTATTCTTGTAGGTAGCGCTACTGGAATACTTGTAGCTCGCGCCGAGAATAGGTGCATAGGTATCCTCGATGAAGCGGCAGCCGTGCAGCTCGCCGATTTCGCCGTTGAAGATCTCGGAGGTAGCTGCATACTTATGCACTTCAATCCATTCCTTGCTCTGGCGCAGGTCATATGCAACAGAGGGATGGATAACAGCATAGTATTTGCCGTTTATCTTGGGCACACGGTCTTTCTTGAGCTTAGTAACGGCCTTGTTTACCATGGTGGGGGTAAGCAGTGCCCAGCCGTCAGGAGTCGAGCTGCCGCCGCTGGAAGTAGTGCCGCCTGCGCCCATGGTTGCCGGGGAAGTAGGAGTAGAAACTTTAGTGCCGTCCTCGGTGACGTTATCGCAGTACATTACGTTAGTACCGACAAGCAGCGCATCACGGATAAGGGTTTCCTGAGTAGCCGCAGCGGATGCGCCCATTTCCTCGGTCGCTGCAAGAATGACATCGTCATATGCGCGCATCTCGAGCTTATCGGTGATAGAGGTGTAAGTGCCATACTGCGTGATAGATGCAGTCAGCTTAGTTGCGCCAAACTGCTGACCGGTGGGGATAACGCCTTCCTTAAGCTCAGTCGCCTTTGCAAAGGTGTTAAACTTACGCCATTCAACAGTGGTGCCGCCGTTCTTGGGCAGTCTCTGCTTGCGGCCAAACTGCGCATAGAACATCTCAACTCTGGCATTTTCGAGCAGCTCAGTGTCATAGAACGTCTTAAGTTCGGGCGCCATCGTGTTAGTGGCAGGGCTGGCCGCGACGGCCTCGCCGGTGTATGCGTTGGTGTAGTTGGAGGTGCCGTTGCTAACAAGGGTGTTAACAACGGTGCCTGCATCTGCGAAAATCTGAATCCAATTAAAATTGATCATATCGTTTCCTTTCATGGTCATAGGCCACGCGGAAACGCTCAAGGCTTAAAACTGCCCGGGATATATCTTTTCACCCGATCTGATCCGGGCTTTCAACGCCTCTCTCTGCTCCCGTGTGGCGTTTCTGTAATCAAACGTCTGAATGGAAGCGTTAGAGGACTTGGGAACGCCGCCCTCACTCGGGCGCGATCTATTCGACTGCACAGCATTAGACACCTGCTGCACCGATGCTTTCAGCGCTGCCTGCCGTATGCTTTCCTTTATTTCATCTCGATGCACAAGTTCATATGCATCCTCGAGGGAAAACATCAGGTCAGGCGCGGTCAAGCGTCGGAATGTAGGGTTGTCCAGCTCTTTCCGCAAATCAAAGTTGGGGTATTTTTTCTGAAGCTCAACGGCCTGCGCGTTCATCTTGCCCAGATGCTCCATAAGCTTCTGCTCGTTGATAAACTGCTGCTTTTGCGCTTCTGCCGCTCTTGCCACAGCCTCGGAGCGCTCGAGCTGCTTTGCTACCTCGGTCGATACACCCAATTCCATCGCACGGTCTTCGTAATACTCGTCATCATCCGCGACCGCTTTTGCGATTGCGTCATAATCTCCCGAGTCTACGCCGTACTTTTTGGATAGCAGCTGCAGCGCCGGAGCAAGCTTCTCAAGCCCCTCGGCGTCCGCCTTGTACTTTGTCTTTGCCGACGAGACTACTTTCTGCATCTCCCGGTTATAGTCGGGGTCTGCCATGATTTCATCCCATGTAAGCCGCTTTGCTGTATCTTTAGTCTCTGCTGCCTCTATGGCTTCCTTTGGCGCAGCGGCGGCCTGCGCATCGGCTTTAGGCTGATTAACAGCCTTGCCATATTTCGCCCGTCCGAGTTTTTCCTTAGGCACTCCAAGCTCTGCGAGCCTGTCAGCCGTGGTTTTCGGTGCTGTCTGTTCGGCGGCAACAGACACATTAACGCCCGTGTTCTGCCCGGCGGCGGCAGATGTTTCGCCCGAAGTGGCTGCACCGCCATCGCCGGTACCGTCCGCGAATAGCTGCAGCCAACTGAATTTGTTGTGCATTTACATGCCTCCTATTTATTTGCCCGTAGGTGGACAAGTCCGTCGTACCGCCTGCAGGGCTCGAACCTGCATCTCTATCTCTCCGAGCGTTTTACCGTTAAACTAAGGCGATATACAAAAGGGGCGGAGAAGGGGGGACTCCGCCCACAAGAAAGGAGAAAGCAGACTATTACAGCCGCCGTCTGCCGGGGCGGCATCTTAAAGGAGGTGAACTTGCTGTCTCATGCAACCCACGTTTTCAGCATAGCATTTACTTATGCTTTGCTTTCAGCCCCACCTTGCGCATTTTTTTCAGTTTCTGTGAAAATTTTTATGTATTCCGGGTATTCCTGCATCAGCAACACAAAGCCCTTGACTATTACCGACATTTCAATGACCGCCACAGGGTCATATTCAGTCAGCTTTATTCGCGCTTTGCCGTCGGATATATCAATTTCCGTGATATCTTTGGAACTTTCCTGCAAAATAGCCGCTGCCGTGCGCACAAGGATTGTCGCAGCCGCGCATATCAAATCCTCGCCTTTGGGCGCAGACCGCGCATGCCCTTCGATTTTTAATTCGAATGTGCTGCCGGTGCTGTTTACGCATACGTTTATCATGTCGTTGCATATCCTCCATCGGGCATTGCCGCCTCGCGCGTCTTTGCCCGGGCGTTAGACACCTGCGCATGTTCGCGCTTGGCAGGGTCTTCTGCAATCTGTATATTCGCCTGCGGTGTGCTGATCTGTACGTTAGCCTGCTGTGCTATAGCCTGTATCTGTGCAAGCGACTGCGCATCACCGCATTTGGCCGCAAGCAGTGCCGCGACTTGCAGTACCGTATTAAATCGGTCAAACAGTGTGCCGTTCTGCTTGATGGTCTTTCGAACGTTGTCGATGCTGTCAAAATCCATCATCGTAAGGCATGCAAGCGCCTGGTCTGTCTGCTGCGGATTGAAAAAGCCGAGGTTATAAAACTGCAAAGCCAATTCATTATTTGACATCTTGGTGTATGCCGTGCGCTTCTGCGGAACGACATTGATATCAAACTCCGGCACACGCTGCCCGATATCGTATCCGGCAAACATCTGTGTCTGCGGCTTTATGTGCTCGTTGGAATAGCTTAAGAACAATTCCTCGCCGCCGTCGCCCAGAATGCGGAACTGACGCGGCGCATCGTAAAACTGCCTTATCAGCTCTATGACAAGATAGTTTAATTCGCTGTATGCCCTGTAGCTTGCCTTGGTGCTGTCTCTGCTGCCTTTGCCGCTGGCTTCCTGCAATGCCGCTATTGCGCTTGCAGCCGTTACTCCGCTGCTTGTCGTGCCTGTTGCGGTTTCTGTGTTGCCGCTGGTTTCGCGCAATTCGTTGATGCTAAGCTGCAGCATGCTTATATAGTTGCCGTCAAGGTTATCGTGCGTAACAGGCTTTAGGTTATCGTCGTTTAAGCTGCCTTCGACGTTTATGATGGTTTCATTCAGGTTCGTAAACTGCTCAACATTCACGCCGCAGTTGGCTTTCTTAAAGTACCTGGGTTTTGCGCCGACCATTGCATTTTCCACATACGCCGTTTTCATCAGGTCAATTTCCGTCTGCGGCGCTTTGCACAGGTCTACATAGCCGTATCCGCATGGGCTGCCTTCAATGGGAAACAGCGTGTCAAACACATACGGGTATTTGCTGTGGTCATACCAGCCGGCCATTGCACGGTCAGGGTCATTTTCCGTCGCGTAAAGCACAGTGCCGGGGACAAACAGGATGTAGTGCAGCACGCCGTTTTTGTGATAGTACGCGCTGATAACGGGTACTTTGTCCGTAGTGTCTACATGGTCATCGTAGCTGTATTTGCTGGTTATAAAATCATGCGGTATGTTCTTGCCCTCCGGCAGCTCGCCCGGGAACATGGCGCGGACTTCGGTTTCGTCCTGAAAATCGACCTCAAAGAAATACTTTGACTGCTGTATATCCTCGACTCCCGGCTCCCAGAACAGATTAAGGATGTTGCACTTGCGCACATCGATATCGCCCAAGCCGTTCATCTTGTTCTTATCCCATATGACCTTGTACACGCCTGTGCCGGTCTTTAGCTTCGACCACATAACTTTGCTATAGGTAGTCTCAAACTGGTTCTTTTCCAGCACAACAGGGATTATTTTAGACAGCATAGCCGCCTCTGCTTTATCCCCCTGTTCTCGTGGTAGTATGTTAGGCTCGGGGTATGCATCCATTGCGTCGGCATGTTTGTTTGTGATTACGTTATGCAGCCAGCCGCTTTTGCTTCTAAACCCCGGCTTTGCGTGACCGTCCTTGTCTTCTTCGACGTCATTTCGCAGCTTCCACCAGTTTTCCGACGCAATGATACGGCTATCGACCGTCTTCTTCCCTGCACGATATTTGTTCAGTGTCTGCATCAAATCCTGTATCTGCTGTTCCCCAATGGGTTTTATGCCAAGCATCTGCGCCGCAGTTTCAACGCTGCCAAGCTCAGGCGCTTTGCTGCCGTCTGCGCGTATAGTGTCCTTAGTGATATCCATTTGCTTTGTATCCATCCTTTTTGTATTGGTTCAGTGGGTCTGACAATATGACTTTCGGTTTTTGAGGTATTATCGGGCTTATCGGTCTTGTCATACACATATATCGCCATTCGTCGGAGCAGTTGTGACTGACAATGCCGCCCTGTATCACGAAACTGTGTGTGCCCTCGACTTCCATGTTGTAAACATCGGCTTTTCCTACTCTCTCAATTTTCTTTATTTTCATTCTTTTGCCTCTTCCGCCGGAACGCAGCTTTACAGTTGTTACAGCAAAAGTGATTGCCGATATATCGAACCGCCTTACTTTGATATTCCTTTTTGCAGTTATCGCATATGTATGTCCTTAAAGGCGCTTTACGCCAATATTCGTGCATATGCTCAGAATGCCACTTATTTCCCTGTTCGCTTCCATGCCACTGTGCAGCAGCTTTTACTGCCTCTTTTATGCATTCACGCGATTGTTCTTTTCGCTCAGGCGATGACATATGTCCGCTCAAATGGTCATGTCCTTTAAGCAGAGCAAGATTGCTTATCTGGTTATTCGCTCTGTCACCGTCTATATGATGCACATGATATCCTTTGGGGATTTCGCCGTTGTGGTATTCCCATACCGTTCTATGTAGTCGCTTTCCTTTTCGCTGATAATACGCGCCGCAAAGATAGTACGAAAAACCATTAAACTTCTGTATCGTGTCGCTTATGACCTGCACATTCAATCGTCATTACCTCCTCACCTGCCACAAGCTCGCCTGCAGTTTTCCATTCGCCATTTGCCAGCATAAGCCTATGGTCATCAGTGCATTTAACCGTTGTTCCGTCTTCTAATGTTATTTTTAATATATGGGTATTTTCCCTTGTAAGGCGTACATCGTTGTATCTGTGATATTGCCCGTCATGTGAAAGCACGGTACCGCATGTATCAACAAGGCTTTCAATTGGCTTGTAACCGTTGCCGGTTAGTACCAATGTGTCGCCTGTCAAGCAATGATCTTCCATCGACGTGTCCAAATCTTCCGGTTTATGTTCGTCGTACATCAGCAGCGGTATAGTACGGATAAACGCCTTGCAGTTGTCGAATACATACATGCGCGGATAACCGTTATCGTCAAATTGCAGTCGATAATGGCATTGCATCCAGCCTGCAAGCCGCTTGTTGTCGCCGGGGTCGAAGTATATGCCGTATTTTTCGGCGGTCTCCGCGACCGACACGCCGCGCGACACATCCCATATTGACGGGTCAGCAACGCCAAGTATCTTGCGCCCTTTAAGCCATGGGTGCGTCTGCTCCGTCTCGCGGATACGCTTAAACTGCTCGTCGGGTGTCCACTTTACACCTTCGTTTGGCGTATCTGTGCAGCCGTATAGCTCCAAAACGCGATACAGTACGCCGTCATAGTCGATAGCCCACCACGCGCAGCTGAATGGTTTGTTATAGCCGAAGTCGTATGACCTGTATATCGTCCAGCCACGTGCAGCACCTTCGTTCAGGTCAAACGCCGGTATAACATGCGTAAATCTGCGCTGTGCTATAGCTTCTTCCGGCGTTATCCCTGCCTTTGCGCACAGTTGCGCATCCGGGCGCGTTCTGAAATCTTCAAAGAATGCGCCGTCGAATATGTCCCATTCGCCCTCAAGCCATGCCTTGCGCAGCTTAGGCGGCAGGGCTTCAAGCTTTTTGATATAATCAGGGTCTGCATCCATCAGCGGCTTGTTGTCCGTGACCTTGCTTGGAATAAATGAATAGTCCTCCGGGTTCTCCCCATCGGTATAGGCGCGGTCTATCGCCAGCCGTTTCACCCAACTGTGACCCACGCCGCCGGGGTTACATGTAACATATATCCGCCGCGGGAAATCATTCGCGCCACGCACGCAGGCCGAGAGCTTCCTAAACTGTTCTTCGGTTTGGTGGGTACCTTCGTCCAAAAACAGAATATCCGTTTCTGTGCCCTGAAAGCGTTCTGCATCCTTGTCGGTATCGCAGTACCTAAACAATATTCTGCTGCCGTTCGGGAATGTAATGACCTTCTTCTGATCGTTATAGCTCGCCATGCGCTGTGATTTATCAGCATCATAGCAATGCAGATCGCGTGTCAGCGGCACTATATGGTTTTCCTGCAACTCCGGGTACGTTTTTCGCACGATCATGCATGTTATCCCCGCGAACTTAAAGCAGTACAGCGCCGCCGACGCACGCAGGACGAAGCTTTTGCCGCCGCCGCGTGCGCCGCCAAAGAACACAACATGTGCCCTATCCTTTAAAAATTCCTGTTGTGTAGGGCTTAGGTAGTCGATTTTGTATTCAGGCATGGTTATTTACAGCAGAAATCATCGGCACCGGCAATGATAACGCGCACCGGCTCCGGCTGTGCTTCCCCTGCCGCCTGGCGCTCAAGGTTTTTAATTCGCGCTTCCTGCTCGCGTTTGTCAGCATCGGATTTAACGCCCTGAATTTCTGCAAGGTCTTTCATTGCCCCTGTAAGGCTTTTCAGGCCGCGTTTATCCTTGATAATATCCGCATCCGTTAACTGCGCTACAGCGCTGCATAGCTTGCTTGACAGCAGCCCGGCGGCCTCTAACAGGCTTTTGTATTCCTGATAGTCAATCTCCAACTGTGCTTTGATACGGTCTGCGCCCTTGGCCGCGCTATACTGCGTCCGCTTCTGCGCCCATTTTTCACGTTCTGCGCGTTTACGCAGGGTGCTGTAAGAAACGTTGTGTTTCTCGGCAAGCGGCCTTGTTCCTATGTCCGTAGTGATGTATTCAGTTTTGATATCATCCCATTTACTCATGCTTTTATAATAATGTAGGTGGCGCTGCATTAATCAGCCCCACCTTGCGCACTTTTTTGCTGCACATAAAAAAACAAGGGTAACGCTTAATGCGCTACCCTTTAGTATTTTTCCGCTAATGTGATCTTGTAGACCGGGCATTGGGCATATTGAGTGCAGCAGTATTTTGACACATATACCCGGCGTTTTTGTTCGTCGCCTTTAAACCATAGCTGCAATCTCGCGTCACCGCATGGGCCTTCACAAAATATCTTGTTCTCACGTGCCGAGCCTTTTGACCAAAACGGGCATTTTGCCCGGCTGTCATAATATCCGTCAGCGCCCCTCATGCAGCGTGTACCTCGCGTATCGCGTCGGGATGCCGTAACGGTTAAGTCCGGTCTCCATCGTTGTTTCAACGTCATAGCCGCGCTTGCGAAGATCAAACACGCGCCCAGATGCCCTGCCTATGCCGTAGTCATACATGGCCTCGCGGCTTGTTATGCTGCCGTGTTCGCGCATGTGGTTTAACATCATTTCGCACTGACTTTGGATTATCATGTTCCGCGATACCTCCAACATTTTTTAGTTGTAAATGTCTTTACCGCCCTTGCGCGTTTTATGTAGCCGGTCACCAGCAGCTCCCTTGCCGGGTATTCATTCCGCGCCGCCGCCTTACGCTTATCATTCTCCGCACAATACGCCTGATAGCTGCTGCAATTGGCGTGGCAGCCTACGCGGCGCACTGTGCAGCCCTTGCAGTCATTTCTCATCGGGTACTTTCCTCGGCCAGAAACGATTACACCAACCGTCACGGCGGCAATTGTGCGTCATGCAACAGTATTCACAGCACCAGTCGTAAAAGCTTGTGTCGCTCCTCCGGCAGATTTCGCGCACAGCGTAGTCGTATCTACGCATAAGCTGCATTGCTGACTTGCTGCCATCGACAATCTTTGCCGCAAGTATGTTGTTCGCAGCGTCTATCGCCTCAAAGTCCTCCGCCGGAACGGCGTTCAGCATTTTGATAAGCCATATTCGCAGTTTATGCAGTAGCTTTTTTATCATTTTCACCACGCCTTTCCTGATTTTTCATTGCGTTCGGGCAAATCAACCATTTCAGGCCGTTTTATTTCCTGCTCCACAGCCCACGCTATATTCCACAGTGCCGCTACAAGGTGATGCGCTTCCGCGTCGCCCTGTATGTACAGGCTAAGATGCCGTATGCCGCTGTCTATCAAGCTGTGCTGGGGTATGCCTTTGTCGACGTTCCTTTCCCCATAGTGGATAGCGCCGCGTTCACAGTGCTGTGCAAGGGCGTGTATCGCTCCCCAGGGCAGCAAATCATAGCGGCCTTTCCCCGCGGCATTGTCCCTCACTGCGCCGGTAGAAAACTCGCGGCGTTCATCTTTTTCGAATTTCACTATCCTCCCACCTTTCGCCGATATCTTCTAAAAAGTGCAGAAATTCATGCGTATCTGCGCAATAATATTGTTTGCCGTTAACGGTAACCGTGTAGCTGCCGTCGTGGTTGCTTTTGGCTTCCCAGCCTACGTTTTTAGCCATTATCGCCTACCATACCTTTCATCGAATGGCGAGAAGTTATCCTCGCCCACTATTTCACGGATGCGCCGGTCAAGGACGGTTTTTGAATATTCCAGGCTTTTATCGCCCACGCTGTCTTCTACGAACAGTTCGGCAATTTCGTTTACATACATAACGAATCTTTCGCCGAACGCCTTAGCGCGTCCAGCGCCCAAGCCCAAAATATCATTAGCGGCCATAAACGCCGCGTCTTCGGCCATCTGCATACGGTTATTCACATAAAGCTGCATCTCTATGTCGAATTCGTGCCGTATACGCTTTGCAAACCCCGATTGTTTTCTACCCATGCTTAGTCACCACCTTAAATCGCTTTGTATACGGTTCAAAGTCCAGCGGCAGGCAATTCAACTTCGCCGGTGTGTTCATCCTGCAATCGCTTAGCGGACATTTAAAGCAGCTATCGCTATAAATGCAGCGCTTGGTTTTTTCACGTGTTCGCATTGTCAGTTTCCTTCCAATCCATGGCTTTTCCTAAGCCAAAACTGATACCCCAAAAGCCCCATATAATACTAAGGCGGTAAGGGTAACGATATATGCCGTACTGCTTTTTTATAACGCCAATAGCAGGCAGTATGGCAAACTGATTAGGCATATAGTCTGTGTAGATAAATCTCATTGTCAATTCCTCCCCTTTCTTATCGTCGTTTTAACGCTTTCAACGCCGTCGCGGACCGTCTTAGCCAGCACATCAAAGTTTGCGTTTATGCAGTCCTCGTTGAGCTTCCGCGCCGTCGATATCGTTTGGCATATATCGTCAGCAGCTTCGGTTATGGTGTTCACTGCCTCATCGAGCTTTTCAAGCAGTTTGATGATTGCCGCCGCCGTGTTGTCAATCGGCTCTGCTGGCGGTTCGGGCTGCGGTGCTGCTTCTGTCGCTTTGGGCGTTGCGTAGCGATACCGTACCGCCTCAATAGTCTCCGCGACCTCCTGCGGCAGTTGCGTATCGAGGTATTCGCAAGCCCATGCAATCACCGCGCCGGTTGTCGCATGCCGAGAATATTCTATTAACTCGTCCCATTGCTCATTGGCAGCGCACCACCGGCGCAACGTCGGCGTCTGACCGCCTTTCGCAGATTTGGTCTATAACGCGCTTGCATTCAGCAACCATCTCGGCGGTTGTCCAGCGCCGATACGTTCGCGTGTCCGGGGCATCGCGATAACATCCGAAATAGTCTAAAACTTGTGCATAACCCCATCCAATGAACCAACCGTCGTGATCTGCCGCATCCAGCGTGCTTTCGGAATACGTTATTCCACCATGGCAGTTAATCGTTTTAGCGTTAATCGCCTTATCGTAATGCTTGATATCGACATACGCGCACGGATGCATTCCGCGGCTTACAACGTAGTAATCAAATCCCTTATACGTATCGCAAGCCAGCAATTCAGCATCACAGCGCTCAGACTTGTAAACCATTTCTTTCATTTGTCAGTCCGCCTTTCTCCATAGCTGCAAAAATCGTCAGCCTTTACACACGGTAAGCCATAATCACATCCGCATTCGTATTCATCCGGTTTGTAATACTTGCAGTCCTTACACCGCACTACCAGGACATAGCCCATCTGCGCCGCCATGCGCTTAAACTCGCTTTTTGTCGGTTCGTGAATATAAATAGGCTCGACAGCAGGCGCACACTTAATGCGCTCGATAACTTTGCGAGCGCCTCGCATTTCTGCGCTCGTTATTTTTTCTCTTACCGTGTATACCACCGATTGTTCGATGTCATGTAACAGCGCTTCACGTTCTATGTATTCAGCCATGGTCGTTCTCTTTTCCACTAAGCCACGCACGCAGCTCGTGCACGCACGAAACGCACAGATCATAGTCGGTCTCGTTTCTGCTCATGTTATGCCGCCGCATTCCTGCATAGATCACGGAGCCCTTTGGGTTTATCTCCGCGCCGCAGCGGTCACAGATCAGTTTTGTCGCCATCTTTCCTTGCCTCCAACGCCTCTTTCGCTTTTTCTCGGGTCAAAAAAATCGTTTTCCCTATGGAACTTTCCACGTATGAGCAGAACGGGATTGTATCAATGTCCCACCGTCCCTGTATTGCGAGGTATCTCATGTTTACGACTTTGTGCTCTAAGATTTCTCCGGCGAACACTCTGAATAACGTGTCACCCACCTTGCACGGCTTCACCACTACGCGCCCGTCCTTGTCGGCTTTCAGCAGTTCTCTGATGTGCTCGGTCAAGCGGTCGTTGTCGTTGTTTTTTTCAGTTTCCGCAAGTTTCCGTTCCGCAAGTTCTATGCGTTTTTTCAGCCATTCGTTTTCACGCCGAAGGTCTTGGATTGTCAAATCTTTCTCTGTCATAGCCACCTCAATAACCGTACGGGTATGCCGCGACCGCATGTGGCGCAGTCGTTTGCTTTTCGAGTTCGGTAAGCCTACGGGCGATATCATTGAAAGCTCTGCTCATGCGCTTATCAAGCTCGTTTATGCGCTCATCATTCAAGCGTTTTTCATCGCACTCATTTGCCCACTTTTCATACTTTGCCTGTTCCTCGGCGCGAACCTTCGCCATTGCTTCTTCAAACTTTTTACGTGTGATTATCATTTTCTGCTTTCCTTTCTTCCAAAAATCCTAAATCAATCTGGTTAATCTGCACCGCATCCATCCCGGATATTCTGCAATCACTGCAAGGGCAGCTAAAGCAGCTTGAGGAATACGGGCAGGGCTTGTTTACTGTTGGTCGACGCATAATTCTTCACATATTTCAACGATATGCTGACACAGCGCAGCAGGGATAACGCTTCTTTCTCTGCTGCCGTTCAAGCCCTGTGTTCCAGTGCGTGAACCTCTCGGCGCTGCCGCATGACAAGGGTCACCATTTTTGCACATCGGCTTAAACTGGGGGTCAGGATGGTTTGTCCAGATATCCGTAGGCTTCATCCTGCGCTGTTCAGCAGGCTTGTCAAGCTCATATTGGCAATATGTAACCGTGTACCGTGGAAGTCCCTGCATCCATGTCATCTTCCGCATACCGCCCCTTGGATTTTCGATAAACCAATACTTTGGGGATAATGCTGAAATCAGGCGTAAAACATGCTGATCAACCGCATCGCAGAACTTCGCATATTCGCTTACCGGGTCAAGGTTTCCGGTGTCAGGGTTCTTTCTGCGGTGATGACTTATCGCTGCTATGCTGAATGTGCTGCAATCAGGGCTTGCCCATATCACATCAGGTCTGCCGAACTTCTGAAGGATGTCTTCGGCCTTGACTGTCATGATGTCGGCATAAAGGTCAATATTCTCAAAGTCCTTGCTCCATTCAATTGAAAACACTTCATGACCTTTAGCCTCAAATGCCTTGCCGATACTCCGCGTCCCGGCGAATAATTCAAGAATTTTCATCAATACACCGCCCTAAAATGATTTTCGACTGAATCGCCCGTAAACCACAGGTATTCGCTGCCCAGTTCACGCACAACTTCTGCGCCCTGTTTCTCCGCCGCCCAGCGCTGAACAACATCCAGCGCAACGGCATAGAGGTTATCCCACACGGGAAAATCAGCCGAATAGCCGTAAAACTGCCCCGGTTGCGACACAACGCCGATTATGCTGTCAGGAAAACGCGCATCGTCAACGCGATTAAGCACACACCATACGCACTGCTGCTGATTTAACAGGGTGCAGCCCCTTGCTTCGCCGTATAGCATCTGCGCAAGGGCTATCACGTCGGCCTCGGTAAAGTACATCTCGTACTCAGGCTCTGCCACTTCCACTACGCACAGGCCGTGCGTATCAACCTCGGGCGGCACACCGTCCGCATCGGCCTTGTTGCCCCCTTTGTCAAGGGCAAGCAGTACCATGACTATCAGCGCCAGCAGCGCCGCGCACACCTGGGCTATGATGATCGTGTATTTATTCATCGGCTACCTCGACAAATTCGCCGTCCGCAAGCTTATACCATGTATCAGCCTTTATTATTTCGCCGTCGATCTGTGCTGATTTAACGCAAACAGGGGCACAGCGCTGTTTATCGTCGTCGTATACCCACTCCGCAAGCGTAATCCAGTTGCCGACTGCTCCTTTTATAATGCCGCCGATGCCAATAGCAGCGCCCACACTGTCGTTACCCGAAATATCAATCTTCGCGTAGTCGCCTGAGCTGCCTATCTTCGCGTAGTCGCCTGAGCTGCCTATCTTCGCGTAGTCGCCTGAGCTGCCTATCTTCGCGTAGTCGCCTGAGCTGCCTATCTTCG